CCCGGAGCGTAATATTAGGGGGGTGTAAAAGCCCCCTTTTTGTTCTATCCTGACAGTCTTATGACTGACACTAGCCGCGACAGGAGGATACATGGCTAAAACTACTTTTAACGGCCCAGTTCGTTCCGAAAATGGGTTTCAAATGGTTTCAAAGAGTGCTACTACTGGTACAGTTACTGTAACTAGTGGTGATAAGTGGTCTGTTGAAGCAACTGGAAGTGCAGGTATTGAAGGCACTGCCGCTGTTTACGTCACTCAAGTTAATCGTTTAAAAAGCGATGTAGATACAAACGTCAACATTGTTAAGTCAACCATTATGATTGATCTAACAGGTTTAAAAGACGGTGGTACTGCAGGTGATATCATTGGTAAAGACGGTGCTGGTGTTGCGTTTATCGGACAAGTAACCACTGCTAATCAAGGCACAGTGTTTGGCGTTACCATGACTTGTTTAGAAACTCCTGCTGGTGGAAGTACAGACATTGATTTGTATTCTGCTACAGAGGGGACAGGTGTTAATGACACTGCTATTGGTGATTTGACAGAAACTCAAGTTATTAATGCTGGTGCGGCCTCTGCTGGAACGCTGGTTGCTGGTGGAGACATTGCAGCAGACCAATACTTATACCTTGTGAGTCAAGGCACTGGCGATGCAACATATACTGCTGGGCGGTTTATGATTGAAGTTGTCGGCTATGATGTAGCATCTTAATTGGAGGTAAATTACTATGGCCTTAAAAGGTTCAGGTAGTGATGTAACATCCAGTTTTATAACTGCTGCTGCCGCAGATACAGATGGTGTTTCGACTGCTGCTGCAGTAGGTAATAACGCTGCATTGACGCTAGGAGGAGCTTTAGCTTCTGGGGGGTCTGTTACTTTTGATTCTCCAAGAAACGTCACCATTCTTAGTGGTGGAGATGACAGTGCCATATCTTTTACTGTTGCTGGTACGGATGAATCAGGCACTGCGGCCACAGAGTCTATAACTGGCGCTGATACTGGCACGGCCACAGGTACGAAGTTTTTTACCACTATTACCTCTATAACTGCAGTAGGTGATCCTGCTGGTAATGTTAGTGCAGGTTCTGGCACGAGTTGTTGCGGGGTTATATCTGTAGCACGTTGTAGATTGCGTGGCATCTATGTGGTTAACGGTAGCGGAGCCGCTACTATTGTGTTCAGAGAGGGTTCTGGCACAGGGACTATAAAGATGCAGTTTGCTACGGTTGCAGGGGCGAGTACCAACTCCTACCCTGACGTTCCTGATGACGGTCTTTTATTCGCAGGAGGAGGGTTTGTTACCTTTACTGCAGTAACGGATCTCACCGCGATGACTACATTCTTCTCTTAATATGCGTACCTACTATAAGAAAGGCGGTAGCGTAAAAGGGAAAGGTATGAAAGGCATGTCGATTAGTAGTGGAGATAAACGCCCTACTAAATCGGGTGCTGGTATGACTGCTAAAGGGGTTGCTAAGTATCGTAGAAACAACCCCGGCAGCAAGTTAAAAACAGCCGTTACAGAGAAGAAACCTACGGGTAAAAGAGCGTCTAGGCGAAAGTCTTATTGCGCTCGCTCTGCAGGACAGATGAAACAGTTTCCGAAAGCGGCTAAAAATCCAAATTCTAGGTTAAGACAGGCTAGAAGAAGGTGGAGATGTTAAGTGGCTTTTTTACAATCAAATGTACCGTACTTCAAAGCTTGGGTTCGCAGAGAGTATACGAAGAACATGGAGATGTACCATGGTGAGTTCTTACACGCTATGGTCGTTGCTGTTACGAGTATGCCTAATAGATGCCTTAGTTTTCAGGTCATATTTACCGGGTGCGAGTCTGATGACACTGATGAACCAAACGTACATGGTGGGGCTATGTGGGCAAGGATGCCGATAACAGCACTAGTTGCTGATGTGCCATTAGAAGAATGGCCTACAGAGATGCCTCCTTATGTAGCGCAACCTTGGGATTGTATGTCACACGAACACGCGGTCTACAAGATAAACAGAGCTACTCCTGCGCCTTGGATAGCTAAAGTAGACGGAGAGTTCTATCCCGCAAAATACTATTTTACTGTGGACTATACCGACAGTGAGATAGCAGATGACCCTGCTCAACACAAACAAAGCCACGTAGTAGAACTGTTAGACGCAGGAGAATACACAGGCAATATCGTTGCCCTGCCTAATAATAGGGTGCGTGTAACTCACCCTGCTTGGTTCGAGACAGGAGAGGGCGCACCAGATTTTAAACCCAATCAACGTATCTACAACTCTAAAGAAGATGTAGAGTATGTTTGGGATACGGCAAGAGTATTCAACAACTTATATAGCGAGGGCAAAGATGGCGAAGAAGTTTCCTGATTTAACTGGGGATGGCAAAGTAACTCAAAAAGATATTTTAAAGGGTAGAGGTGTTAAAGGTATGAAAGCAGGAGGCGGTATGATGAAAAAGAAAGGCATGGCTATGGGTGGTATGATGAAAAAGAAAGGTATGGCCGCTGGCGGTATGATGAAAAAGAAAGGTATGGCCGCTGGCGGTATGATGAAAAAGAAAGGTATGGCTAAAGGTGGTGGCCCCATGAAGAAGAAGGGCTACGCTATGGGCGGCCCTATGAAGAAGAAAGGGTATAAGAAAGGCGGTAAAGTTCGTGGAGCAGGTATAGCCACGAAAGGAGTAAGACCCGCTAAAATGGTCAAGATGAAAGGTTCTTAATATGCGAAGGTACTACAAAAGCGGAGGCAAGATTTGCTCTAAAGGTAAAGCTTGGGCAAAACGCACGTTCGATACTTACCCTTCTGCGTATGCAAACATGGCGGCCAGTAAGTATTGTAAAGATCCTAACTACGCTAAAAAATCGAAGAGTAAGTAGATGGGCGATTTAAAAAAATGGCGTGATCAAGATTGGGTACGTATAGGCACTGACGGTAAAGTGAAGGGTAAGTGCGGTACTTCTAAAGATAAGAAGAACCCTGATCGGTGTTTGCCGCGCAGTAAAGCAAACAGCTTATCGCGTAAGCAGAGGGCTACTACCGCTAAGAAAAAGAAACGAGAGGGTAGTAAGGGAAAAACTGTTGTGAAAAATACAAAAGCTGCGGAAGTAAAACTTAGTGGAGGTGGTCTAGCTAGAAAACGTAGGTACCACAAAGGGTGCGGTGTTGTTATGAACAACCGAAGAAAGAAAACTTTATACGCATGAGGTCATAATGAAAAAACTTGAGGTGTTCCAGAATGGCGTGTTTTCTGATACAGGACTGCCTGTATACCAGATAGGCACTAAAAATGAGGACGGTACCTATGATATTACTGTGTACGATCTCATGGATGAAGGCCAAGCTAAAGCCAAGTTACAGGAACTACAACCTGAAACTAAAATAGAAGCAAAGCCTAAAGCAAAGCCTAAAGCCAAACCAGCGGTAAAACTACCTTCTAGGTCTGATCTTAGCAGTATGACTAAGGTTGAGATAGAAGAAGAGATGCGGTTTCATGGCTTAGAGTTAGATCGCAGGAAATCTAAGGTAGATTTAGTTGAAGAAGCGGTTGCTTATTTAAAAGGTAAATAACTATGACAACATCAGGTACTACAGCGTTTGACATGGATTTTACAGAGATCGCTGAAGAGGCGTGGGAACGGGCTGGGCGAGAAATGCGCTCTGGGTACGATTTACGTACGGCTCGTAGATCCATGAACTTGATGACAATAGAGTGGCAGAATCGTGGGATTAACTTGTGGACGATAGAAGAAGGCACTGTAACGCTCACTAAAAGCACTTCTCAGTATACATTACCCGCAGACACCATTGATCTTATTGAACAAGTTATAAGAACTAATTCTGGTAATACTTCTACACAATCTGACCTTACGTTAAATAGGATAGGGGTCAGTACCTTTGCGTCCATACCTAACAAATTAACTGAGGGCAGACCCATACAGATGTGGATAGACAGGCAAAGAGATGCGCCTGTGCTAAACCTATGGCCTGTCCCAGACAAAAACGATACTTACATTATAGCTTATTGGCGTATTAGGCGTATTCAAGATGCAGGTAGTGGGGTACAAACAGCCGACATGAATTACAGGTTTTTACCTTGTTTGGTGGCAGGGTTGGCCTACAATATCGCTTTAAAGATACCTGAATTGATGGACAGAGTGCCCATGTTGAAAACGGTCTATGAGGAAGCATTTGCCCTAGCAGCCGCAGAAGATAGAGAGAAGACTTCTGATTACTACGTACCGCGCATAGGAGTTATATAGTGGCTAGGTATGCTTCTGCAAAAATAGCAGTAGCAGAGTGTGATATTTGTGGGTTTCGTTATAAACTCAAAGAATTAAAGAATCTTATAGTTAAAGGACGCGATACAAATATAAAAGCTTGCCCTGAATGTTGGAATCCAGACCAGCCACAACTTAGGCTAGGTGAGTTTCCAGTAGATGATCCGCAAGCTATACGTGACCCAAGACCGGACTTTGCAGGGCTTGAGAGTAGTAGAAAGATACAATGGGGTTGGAATCCTGTGGGTAACGGTAACAATCCTTTTGGCTTAACAGATAATGATTTGGTAGGAACCGGAAGCGTAGGTTCTGTAACAATAACGACAACATAAGGTGTGACTATGTTATTTGACGAACCAAAGAACAAAAAGAAAAAGAAGAAGAAAGCGGCTAACTCTAAAGGCGTAAAGATACGTGGCACAGGAGCAGCCACTAAAGGTTTGTATGCAAGAGGCCCGATGGCGTAATTTATGAACTATACTGACTTGAAGACAAACATTCAGGACATATGTGAAACTACTTTTACAGATGACCAGTTAAAGTTGTTTACTCAACAAGCGGAGCAAAAGATATATAACACTGTTCAGTTCCCTGCGTTACGTAAAAACCAAACAGGTAACCTAAGTAGTGGGAACAAATATCTAACCTTACCTGATGACTTTTTATGGTCGTACTCACTAGCCATTATAAGTTCAAGTGACTACATTTACCTTCTAAATAAAGACGTAAATTTTATGCGGGAAGCTTACCCCAACCCAGCTACAACGGGGGTACCCAAGCATTACGCATACTTCACAGAAGAGTCTTTAATCATTGGCCCGACTCCTAACGCTTCATTTGATGTGGAATTTCACTACGGATACTACCCCACCACTATTGTTACTGCAGGTACTTCTTGGCTGGGTGATGATTTTGATAGTGCTCTACTAAACGGAGCTTTGGTAGAAGCCATACGTTTTATGAAGGGAGAAGCTGATATGATCGCCTTGTATCAGAAAATGTATATGGAAGCGATTACCTTGTTGGGTGCCCTTGGAGACAACAAGTTACGAGAAGATGCTTACCGTTCAGGACAATATAGAATGAGTGTAGCCTAATATGTTTGATGTAGAGGTGAAAGCTTCCGTAGGTAGTTTTGAAGTGCAGACTACTGATGAAAGAGGGCATACACCAGAAGAGTTAGCGGCAAACGCTGTGGCTAAGATTATCAATATCGCTGATAGTGCTGACCCTGTGTTAAGACAACAGGCAGAAGCGTTTAGGGAAAGGATGTTCTATGTCATCGTACATGCTTTGAACCAAGCAGTTAAAAGTGATAGAACTACTCTTTATAATGAATTTAAGAAGCAGGGCCATGAAGATGTGGCTGAAATACTGAGGAAACTATAATGGCTATATCGCAAGCATTATGTACATCGTTCAAACAAGAGATACTACAGGGCATACATAACTTTACTAGTGGTTCTGGTGGAGGAACTAGTACGTCTACTGGTTCAGGTAATACTTTTAAGATAGCTTTGTTTACTAGTAGTGCTAGTCTTGGCGCGGGTACGACTGCTTATGCTGACAGTAATCAAGTATCTGGAACAGGGTATTCATCAGGAGGCAATACGCTAACCAATGTAACGCCTACAACTTCAAGTACCACTGCTCTAACAGATTTTGCAGATACTACGTGGAGTAGCTCCACTATAACGGCCAGAGGCGCACTTATATATAACTCTTCGACCACAGCAGGTTCCGCAAACAGAGCAGTGGCAGTGTTAGATTTTGGTACAGATAAATCAACTACTTCTGGGGATTTTACAATAACTTTCCCCACTGCAGATGCAAGTAGCGCAATAATTAGGATCGCTTAATGGCTGATGTAAATGTAGTCTTTGGGGGCTATAACAGTATAACTCAAGGGTACAATGAGGGCGGCTACGAATCCGATATTGCTTTTACCGGATTAACGAGTGCGCTAGGTAGCGTCACTACTATAGGCGCAATAAATATAGATGTCACTGGCGTTTCAGGCAGTGCTACGGTAGGGAATACAACAGAAACGGCTGGTGGAGGTATATCATTAGGAGTTACAGGCACAGTGGGTACGTCAGCACTTAGTTCTGTAAGTATATGGTCTGAGATAGATCCTAGCCAAACACCTAACTATCAAGAGGTATCAACTACACAAACACCAAATTGGATAGACATAGCGGCATAAATTATGGCATCAACTTTTGTAAATAATCTTAGAGTAGCAGAGCCAGCAGATGGAGATGGCGATTGGGGTACTAGCACCAACACCTCTCTTGAGCTTATTGGTGAAGCGTTAGGCTTTGGAACAGAAGCTATTACTACCAATGCAGACACACACGCATCTACCATAGCAGATGGCTCCTCAGATCAAGCTAGGGCAATGTATCTTAAATACACAGGGACGTTAGATTCAACGTGTACGATTACAATTGGCCCAAACACAATTAAAAGATTTCAAATTATTGAGAACGCAACTTCTGGTTCTCAGTCAATCATTATTAAGCAAGGATCAGGCGCAACAATTACTATTGGTACAGGTGCAGTCAAAGCTGTATACCTAGATGGTGCAGGGTCTGGTGCGGCAGTCTTCGATGCTTTTGTAGACCTTAATTTAACAGGAACTACAACTGCCGATGCTATCACTGCTTCAGGCGTTATCACAGGATCAACTGTTGAGGCCACTGGTGATACAGCATCTGGAGATAATGCGGCTATAGGTTATACGTCAGCGGAAGGATTAATACTGACAGGTCAAGGCAGCACCAATGACATTACAATTAAAAACGATGCAGACACCGCAGTAATACAAGTTCCTACAGGCACAACTAACGCTACGGTTGCAGGTACATTAGGGATTGCAGGGGGGTCAAGCAATGGAGTCGCTATATCTCAAGGCGCAATCTCTATCAAGAACGGAGGAGCGCAAAGTTATATTGATTTTTATTGTGAGTCTTCAAATGCTCACTACGCTAGGATTTTAGCTCCTGCTCACTCTGCTTTCTCAGGAAACATTACGTTAACCCTTCCTGCGGCAACGGACACGCTAGTTGGTAAAGCAACCACAGATACTCTTACAAACAAAACAATCAACGCATCTAACAACACGCTTTCCAATATACCCGTGTCAGCCACATCATTGACGGCTGGAACAGGAATTAGTCTAAGCACTAACACGTTAAACGTAGATGCGGCTCAAACAGGCATAACATCGTTGCTTGCTACCGATATTAAGATTGGTGAAGACGATCAAACTAAAATTGACTTTGAAACAGCAGATACAATCAATTTCTATGCTGGTAATGAAAAACAATTAATATTAACTGATGGAGCTTTAACACCGGGAACTAATGCAATCCTTGATTTAGGCACCGATGCTTTAGAATTTAAAGATGCCTTCTTTGATGGAACAGTTGAAGCAGACGCTATTTCTATAGGTGGCACAACCATAACCTCTACAGCCGCAGAGATAAATAAACTAGACGGTGTGACAGCTACCACAGCAGAGATTAATTATCTTGATGTAACAACACTTGGCACATCAGAAGCCAGCAAAGTAGTTACCTCAGATGCTAATGGTGTTACAAAGTTTGATAATGCAATTACAGAAGAATCTACAGCTTTAACATCAGGCACAACAGTTGCTCTAAATGTAAGAGATGGTAGTGTTTTTACTATTACGCTAGGTCACGATATAGGCACTTTTAATTGGTCTAATCATGCTTCATCTGGGTATGCCTCTTCTTTTGTTATGAAGGTTACTCAAGATGGCACAGGAGGTAGAACTATTGCATGGCCTGATAATACTAATAGCGTAACAGTTCGATGGGCAGGAAACACAGCTCCTACTTTATCTTCAGGTGCAGGAGATATTGATGTATTTGCTTTCTTTACTGTAGATGGGGGAGCTAATTACTATGGCTTTACGGCTGGACAGGATATGTTATGAGTTTTTTAGCTAGAAAAATTATCTCTGCATCTAGCGCAACAGAAGAAGCTGTTGATGACGACTTTAATCTAGTTACAGGGCTATATCATTTTGATGGATCTAATGGAGCGCAGAACAATACTTATGTAGATACCTCATCTACCAGTAAAACTCTTACAAAATCAGGGAATACTACTCAAGGAACATTTAGTCCCTTTAGTGCAGATGAAGGTAAGTGGAGCGCACACTTTTCAGGAAGTGAATACTTTGAATTTAATAATAGTGATTTTGCTTTTGGTACAGGTGATTTCACCATAGAGCTATGGATCTATTTTCAATGGAGTCCTAGTTACGGTTTATTTTCAGGAGGAACACCTCATAACCAAGTCATTGGCCCTGCATTATCTCCAGCAAGTAGCGGTCAAGGATGGCAAATTTATCATGGAACCAGTGAAACTAATCTTAGTAATACAGGATTAGGTGATCTTCAAAACACTTGGGTTCATGTTGCTTACGTCAGAGCAAGCAACGTAGTAAATGTTTATCAGAATGGCGTAAAAATAACTTCTGACATAAGTGACTCAACTAACTATTCAAACAATGAATTTAGTATTGGCTATTACTATTCTAAAAGCTACAAATATAATGGCCGGATGAGTAACTTTCGTGTCGTAAAAGGAACTGCTGTTTACACAGGAGCTTTTACTCCTCCTACGGAGCCTCTTACTGCAATCACAAACACTAAACTTTTAACCTTCTGTAGCAATAGATATAGAGACAAAAGCACTTCTTCCCATACACTGACTCCATCTGGAACCCCAGATATACAACCGTTCTCGCCCTTTGCGCCTAGCTCTAGTTATAGCGCGGCAACTAAAGGAGGATCTGCAAACTTTCCCAATGGAGAATCTGGAAACAAAATAGAGTGCGGTACTTCTGCTGATTTTGCGTTTGGAACAGGAGCTTTTACGGTAGAAGGCTGGGCTTATGTCACAGCAGATGCTTACGACTACAGCAGATTGTTTGCTATTGGGCCATACTATAACGATAATAATAGTGTGGGCTTAACTGTGAACCACACAGTTAATAGCGATAAAACATCATTTTATGTTTATGCTGCAGGAGGCGCAATTTGTCTTTCTACAAGCGCCACTCCAAAATTCCAATGGTTTCACTGGGCTGTTACAAGAGATGGTACAGGCGATTTCAGACTATTTACAAATGGAAACTTAGATGCAACAAATACTTCTTATAGAACCACTAATATAAGCCCGGGAGGGAATCAACCTTTAACTATTGGGTCAACAACCGATAGGGCTGTTTCAGAACCTTATGAAGGATTCATATCAAACGTGAGAGTGGTAAAAGGAACAGCAATATATACTTCTAGTTTTACTGTCCCAACGGCTCCAGTAGCAGATGTTACGAACACCAAACTTTTAGCAAACTTTACCAATGCCGCTATGTTTGATCAGTCAGGAAAAACAAATGCAGAAACAGTAGGCAATGCTCAATTAGATACGAGCGTTAAGAAGTTCGGAACAGCAAGCGCAGAGTTTGATAATAATGGTGATTATCTCACGCTACGTCATTTTGTGCCTTTAGAGGGTCATGATTTTACAATAGAGTGCTTCGTGAATTTTTTAACAGTCGGTTCAAGTGGGATATTTCAACTTTCTAATGGGTACTTAAACAGCACTACAAGAGGACCGGGGGCAGGGTGTAGTTCTAGCACAGGTAAGTGGGGAATTTATTATGGCACTACTTGGTACGAGCCATCATCGTCATCAGTCCCAAGCACTAACACATGGTATCATGTGGCTTTTGTAAAAAATTCTAATACATCAAAATTATATATTGATGGAACTGAAATGGTATCAGCAACTGACAACACAAATTATACAGACACTTATTTCGTTATTGGCGGTTGGTATTCAACAAGCTACTTGATGCATGGATATATAGACGATTTTCGCATCAGTCTCAAAGCAAGGTATACGAGCAATTTCACCGCACCCACGAAAGAATTTCCAAATTTATAGGTAACAATATGCAGATTGCCATAATAAAAGATAACGCAGTAGAAAGCATGGGAGAACATAAAGAGTTGTTTTCTAATGTTTCTTTTCCTTCATCTGGCCCATCTTCTGATTGGATGACTGCTAACTCTGTTATGCCTGTAACCATGAGCCGTTCTTACGATAGGATGACTCAAAAAAGCACTAGCGTAGATCCTTATATTGAAGATAATGTTGTATATTTACATAAAATAGAAAGTCTGACAGACAGTGAAAAGACAGCCGCGCAGACAGAAGCAAATAACAGACAGGCAGAATCACAAAGGACAGAACGAAATAGAAGACTAGCGGAGACAGATTGGATGGCTTGTAGTGATGTCACTATGAGCAACGATTGGAAGACATACAGGCAAGCGTTAAGAGACCTTACGACACACAGTAATTGGCCCAATTTAAAAGTGCCTGATATGGACGGATCGGGCGATAACGATTGGCCTACGAAACCATCATAGGAACTAGACATGGCGAGTTTTGATAACAACTTACGATTAGAAGAAATAACCACAGGTGCTGCCTCTGGTACGTGGGGCACGAAGACTAATACTAACTTGTCTCTCATTGCTAAAGCTTTGGGCTATGCCACTGAAGCTTCTTTTGGTTCTGATGCAGACGCAACCACCACTGTATCTAATGCAACGAATGTTCCGGCTAGAGCTATGTACTTTAAGGTAACTAGTGGTACTAGTCTAACGGCAACTAGAACATTAACTATAGCCCCACCCGAAATATCTAGGGTTATGTTTATAGAGAACGCCACCACTGGATCTCAATCAATCACCATCAAACAGGGGTCTGGTGCTACCGTTACCATAGCCACAGGAAAGACCAAAGTAGTTTACCTAGACGGTGCAGGTAGTGGAGCCGCTGTTGTTGATGCGTTAGCTCTATTAGAAAACTTTATAGCCACTGGTACATCAGCTTCGCTTACTCAATTAAACATTACGAGTCAGGGTGACCTTCGCTTGGAGGATTCGTCTGGTGGACAGTACGCAGCGATACAAGCAAACACTACAACAACTACTTACACTATCACCCTACCCGCAGCAGCAGGGACAAGCGGTCAGGTGCTTACACTGTCCGATGGCACAGGGGGCACTGCTTGGAGTGATTCAGGCACAACTTCAACTATAACTAATGGCGCAGTCACCGCAGATAAGTTAGCTACTGATGCCGTAACCACGGTCAAAATAAAAGACTCAACTGGGTCAAGTGATGGAGTTACTACAGCAAAGATAGCTGACGATGCTGTGACTCTAGCTAAAATGGCAAGCGGAACAGACGGCAATATAATTAGCTATGATGCTTCAGGTAATCCTGTAGCGGTGTTAACAGGCACTGCGGGACAGGTCTTAACTTCTGCTGGGGAAGGTGCGCCTCCAACTTTTGCAACACTAGCAGCAACGACAGTGCCTTACAATGATTGGGCCATAAAAGACGATGCGTACACCGCTTCAAACAAAGACCAGCTTATAGCTAACAAAAGCACTGCGTTTACTATTACACTTCCAACAGCTAGTGTTTCTGGAGGAAATCGAGGAAATACAGTAATTATATGTAATGCAGGAGCCGGGGTTGTGACAGTAGGAAGAAACAGTTCAAACATTAACTCTGCGGCAGAAGATGGTACCCTAGCACAAGGTGCTTCTACCCAACTAGTTTATGTAGACGACACTATTGGCTGGTTCCAAATTTAGGAGAGTAAGATGGCAGTCTTAGGAACACAAGTTATAAAATCAATACAACGTGGACAAACTTCAATAAGTAGTAGTTCGAGTGGGGGTGCAACAGGTGCTACAGCTACTATAAACGCTGTAGACTTAGATAAAAGTTTTGTATCTGTTAGCAGTACGAATGGATATGGAGTAGGTAACGTTTCTAGTAGTAGTGACACTGGAACTGCGTCTAATTCAACTGGCGGTGGAGGCTATTTGTCTTCTACAACTGCACTATCTTTAAACCAAGGAGCGTGGTGGAAATACAATACTGTCTACGCTCATACTGGACTCACTGTTTATTGGGAGGTAATAGAGTATGTTTAAAATATACGCACATCTTGATAGTGATAATGTATGTGAAGCAATTACTGAGTACCAAACACCATTAAACAGTCCCCCCTCTCATTATAAAGAGCTAGACACTCATGATGTCACCCTGATAGGCAAGAAGTGGAACGGCTCATCGTGGGAAGAAGTTAGCTAATGGACGAACTTGAAGCTCATGAAAGAGAATGTGCGGTGCGATTTAAGAACATTGAAGAACGTCTTGACCGTGGCACAGAGCGTATGAATCGCATAGAAATGAGTGTCTATGCACTATATCCCTTTCTGGTAGGACTTCTCATAGCCAGCAAATTCTTGGGGTAGACCCTCATGTTCGCTGAATTAGCGGCAATCACCAGTGCCATTTCTGCGATCAACAATACCATTGCAACCTTTAAAGAGGGCAGGGCTAATGCTCAACAAGCCGCTTCTTTACTAGGTAAGTTTGGATCTACTGCTCAGAAGCTTGATGATTGGGAAAAGAAAAAGAAACTCAAGCGTCCTCTGACCCCGAAAGAAGCAATGGATCTCTCTATAAAACGTAGAGAAATCAAGAGTATAGAAACTAAGATCAAAGACCACCTGATGATGGCAGGTATGTCAGATGTTTGGCGTGAAGCAGAGCGCATAAGAAAGCAGTCAGAAAAAGACCATCTCCAGTATCTAAAAGATATCCACAAGAAGCGTAAAGAACGACAACGTAAGATGAAAGAACGTCTTACTGCGACATTTATTGTTTGCTCCTTAATATTTTTGGGCTGGTCAGGATGGTACATATATGAAGCCATACAAGAGAGAAGATTAGATTCTGCCAAGCAAAGGCTTGAGCAAGCTAAAGAGCGTCAGCGTAATATTAGAAAATGCGGCAGATATAAATGTTGATGGCGTTTCTTCTAGTAGTTGTTGTAGAAGGAGAGAATGTATCGGATAATAGGATGCTGTTTAAAGACATATATCGGTGTAATATATTTGCAACCGCTATTGAACAAGGTAAATGGAGTCCAAATGATAGGACTTATTACAGGCAACAAAATGTAACTGCTTACTGTGTACCTAAAATGGTCACTGCAAATACTAAATTATTTGAGTAGGAGATAACATGAGTGCAATACTTGGTTCTTTGGTTGGCCCTGTTACTGGGTTGTTAGACAAGTTTATAGAAGATAAAGATGAGAAGAATAAACTTGCTCACGAAATATCTACTATGTCAGAGCGACACGCTCAAGAGCTTGCAAAAGGACAACTAGAAGTCAACAAAGTAGAAGCGGCAAGCAAGAGCATGTTCGTTGCTGGATGGAGACCTGCCGTGGGATGGACATGCTGTGTTGCCCTGCTCTCAAACTACATACTCATACCTATGGCTAACTTTGGTTTGTTGCTGGCTGAAATGGGTGTTGAGGTTCCTAGTCTTGATATGTCAGCCATGATGCCCGTATTGCTGGGTATGCTAGGACTCGGTGCTATGAGAACTGTAGAGAAGACTCAAAAAGTAAGTAGGGAAAAGTAATGAAAAAAGCAAAAAGCAAAATTAAAAAAGTAATTAAAGGTTTAAACAAAGCATCTAAATTACATAAAGCTCAAGCTAAGTCTCTTAAATCAGTAATAAGCCCCAAGACAAAATCTAAAAAGAAATGAACAAAGAGTTAGAGCCGGGTAGTGAATACGAGAAGTACGATGCTGACGGTGATGGCGTGGTAACGGATGCGGAGCTTGCTACCACAGAGAGGTTACAGGCACTTGAGATTGCTAATGAGAAGGCTGATGCACAGAAGAACATGTGTTGGTTTGCTTTGTTTGGTATGTTGCTATACCCCTCTGGTATTGTGATTACATCTTTTCTAAACTTAGACCAAGCGGCTTCTATACTAGGGGACATAGCGTCAGTGTATTTTATCAGCGTGTCTGGCCTTATTGCGGCTTTCTTTGGCTTTCAGAGTTTTAACAAAAAATGATTGAACTAGCGGTAGGTATTATTATTGGTTACGTACTAGGGAAGTATGTATGGCGGTAGATGTTAAGCAGTTATACAAAGAAATAGCCAGTGACGAAGGAAAAGTGCTTCATGTGTATAGGTGTACGGAAGGACATCCTACAGTAGGCATAGGCCATAAAGTTTTACATACCGACCCAGAAGCTAGTCTGCCAGTTAGAAATGCTTATGACGGTGCCCCACAAGAAGATAGCATTACAGAGCATCGGTGCTATGAGTTATTCCAAGAAGATGTACATATTGCCATAGACGGGTGCCGAAAAATATATTCTAATTGGGAGGAGCTTCCTCAAGAGGCCCAGCATGTGTTGGTAAATATGTGTTTTCAACTTGGTCAGGGAAACTTAACCAAATTTAAGAACATGAATACAGCGGTAGAAGCACAGGCTTGGGGCCAAATAGCACTTGAGATGGTCGATTCGCGGTGGGCCATGACTCAAACCCCCGAAAGGGCGCACAGACTAAAAATACGGATATTAGCATTAGCGGATACGTAAATGACAATACAGAAATTAGCTCTGGAACCCGGTGTCAACAGAGAGAAAACTAGTTACAGTAACGAGAACTCTTGGTTTGAGTGTGACAAGGTACGTTTCAGACAAGGATACGCTGAACGCATAGGTGGCTGGACTCGAATATCAGCAGATAGCTTTCTTGGTGTATGCAGGTCGCTCTTTAACTGGATCTCTCTAGCAGGTGCAAACTACTTAGGGGTAGGCACTAACCTTAAATTCTATATAGGACAGGGTGGCGCATACTACGATGTCACTCCGTTACGTGCTACCACCGCTGCAGGAGACGTTACCTTTGCCGCTAGTAATGGGTCT